CAGGTCAATTCCTGACCTTTTTTAATATCTTTTATTGCAATACAAACATTTTCTGTGTCAAAACAATTTGGGTCTTCAGAATGATTCATAAACCTCATATTGTCCATATATGTTTGTATATATTCTCCTTTATCAACATATGTATCTATCATCCAATCCATATATCTATTCGCAATGCTTATCTTGTTTACCTTAAAATCCAAGTTGGTTATTTTTCCTACAACTTTTCCTTTTTCAATATCTTCATCTGCAAATAAACCAATTCCGTGTATTTCAGATTTATCAAGATATGTTTTAACAATTAGCATTTTTCCAATTTTCAGGTATTTTTATTTTTTCACCGTTCATATAATTGGGAATGACTCTAATATCAACATCATCAAAATTCCTAACGCTTCCATCCTCAATAAACACAATTTTCCAGATAGTGTTTGTATCAATATTATAATCAATCCAACAAATACATTTCCCTTTTCCAAGGGGAGTTTCAACCCAAATGGGTGTTTTCAACTCGTGTATTATCATACCATTTTTTTAAGTCGTTTATTTTCAGTCAATAAATCGTGGATTTGTATTTCCAATCTTGAAACTTCTTTTGATAATGAATCAATCTTTTTTGTCATATCCTCAATTATCTTGTGATAAATTCCAATAGATTTTTCAAGGTTGGTCAGTCTATCCTTTTCCAATTTAACTTGAGTCTTCTTATATCCAATAAAATATGCTATGATAGAAGGTACTATCATCATTAATAGTTCCTTCATTATTTATCTAATCTTTTATCAACCCACCAAACGCAAGCGAACTGGTTGGGATTATTATCGGGTATTTTGCCGTTTCCGTTCCATTTGATATAATATTTCCCTTGACATAATTGAGTGTCAGGATTCCACTTAGAACACGTATGACACATCATTCCTGCATCACCTTCTGGAACAGATTTGGCCGGTTTAAAACCAGCAGGAAATTTGAAGGTTTCCTCATCTTGTTCAAATCTTATTTTTCTAATATTATTAATGTCCATAAATTATATACAATCCATTCCTGGAGGGTTTTGTTGTTGTAAATCAGAATATCCTTGAATACCACTATTCATCATATTGGCTTCATTGTAACCTTTTCTTGTTACATAAGCAAGATAGATTCCATTATTATAACCTTGTTTACGATCCGGAAGCATACCATCCAATGTGGTTTGTGTCATATAAGTTTGGAACTTACCAATACCATAACCAAGAATTAGATAATCCTGCAAACGCATAATATAAAAGTCAGCTCTTTCTTTTTGAATATTACGAAGATATTTCATCGTTTCAAAATCCACCGCTTTTGCTGATTCCATATCACCTACTACAATACCTCTATTCATTGTTCTATAATGGATATGTGGGATTGCTGTATAATATGCTGCGTGAATTAAAGCGGGTTGAATATATTCATTTAATAATTCTGTTTCATCCGAATTTAATGTATTTGTTGTAGCACCTGATAACATATGACGGTAAAATAAACCACCCAATATGTTTTGTAGAATTGTATCTTGAGCTACCAATATTTCAGAACGTAATAAATCTATATCAACATTTTTATTGATATTTGTGAAAGACTTTAATTTTATTTCTGATACGAGTAATGTTGTTGCCATAATTATTTAACTTTTGGTTCTTCTGTGATGTTACCAATTTCATATATTGATAATGGTTTAACTTCAAAGGTTGTTTGTTTACCCGAATATAAACTCATAATTTTATTGAAAACAGGAATCATTTTATTTTGATAAGGCATAATAACCATTTTACGGAAATATTCTGTATGATTAATAACCTCATCTTTGCTACCCAATTTACCAGCTGTTGTAATACCGAATAATTCACCAGAACTTACACGATGACCTGATAAGATTGAACGAATAATATCATCATATACAACTGAATAATAATTGTCATTTTCATTTCTTTGAATTTGAGTTATCTCAGGAGCAAGTTCTTTGCTTTCATTAAATGATACGATGGCTTGACCAGCTCCATCGGTACCACCATATTGTTCTTCCAAACCTCTAACAATGATTCTTTGTTCTTCAGGACCTGGTATACCATTATTCATTGAAATAAACAATGATGGACTCATTCCCTTACGTAAATTATTTTTATGGAAATTTTGAATCTCAACAAATATTTCTGTTGCTGGTAATCCTCCCGAATAATCAGGTACGGGATAATAGGTCATATTTGGTTGATAATCTTTATGGTAAAATATTTGAATTGGGTCCTTAACATCTTTACCAAAAGCAGCAATTTCTTGAGGTGGGAATTTTTTAGCTGCTGACCATTGAGGTGAATAATAATAACATTCTACCTTATCTGTTTCAGGATTTAATTTACCTGAACGTAGTCTACTAAAATCTACGTGATAAATTTCTGCTATTTGTGTTCTATCATTGCTCCAAACACAGTTTAAAGCAAATCCTCCGAATAACATATAATCCAAAGCACATTTTCTCATTATCTCACCAATTGTTTCATTTCCATTCACAGGAAATATTGTGGACATTGGATTATCCAAAGAAACAATTCCATCACCCATAATTTGGTTAACTTTTGTATCAATAATTGCTTTATGAATTGCACAAGCATTATATTGGCCAATTAAATAATCTGGCATTAAATTGTCATTACCGTAGAATACCCAAGGATAACGAGCAAAAACTTCCGCATAAACAGGAAGTGTAGCAGTTTTAAAATTCAGTTTTCTAAACTGATTTAATTTGGGATTTGAATTTATATCTAAATTTTCTTGCATAAAATTATTTTTCATTAACTTGGTTAAATCCTTCATCGTTTATATATACATAACTTTCCATTGTTTCATTTGGAGAAATGTATTCATAGAATGGATTTGATTCTTCTGTACCTTCAACCATAGCAAAATTTGTATAAATCATATCAGTACCATTACCATAAATTTGTAGAAGATATTGTCCTTCATAAACCAGATCATCTGAAGTTAAATTTAAATCAAACGTTGAGTATCTGTTGTTTTCATAAGTTGGAGATAAGATATAATTCTGTATTTCTGCAGACATAACGTGGGTAAAGGTAAAAGTATAACTCGTATAAGAAACACTTATATTGTTGTTAATATTCAATACTAATGTATTATCTTGAGTTTTATTGATGTATATCATAATAATAAATATAAAAAATTGAAAATTGAATAGAAATAAAAAAAGGGGACGAGCAATCATCCCCCAATTTATATGAGTATAAAAAAGAACGCTATTAAGCGAACGTGAAACCGCTGAATACAGAAGATAAACTACCGCTGATGATTGGAGCCAATAAAGGTTCTTCACCAGTAAATGTAATTTCCCAACCGTTTCTATCAGCAAACTGAGTACCAGAAGATGCTGTTCCAGCTGAAATATACAAACCGTTAGTTAAACCTAACATATATTGTGTACCATTTCTATCCACCGCGATTACTTGTAAGTTATCATTTTTAGCCAATAGTAACACTTGGTCACGTAATGAAGCTTGGTAATAATAAAATACAACTTTCAATGTTGGAGTATAGTAAATTGTTCCGTTAGCAAAGTTCTTATTTACAGCTTGATCCAATACTGATGTATTTCTTTTTAAAGCAAATTTATAGAAGGTACCATTACCAGTTGCACCAGTAATTTCATCATTTGCATCATAAGTAACGCCAGATACAGTTGCACCTGAAGCACCACCTAAGATGTAGATATAATTAATACCACCTATTCCATCTGAACATCCTAATTGGACACCTGAAGATATATAACAAGAAGACATAATGTTTATAGTTTTATTTAAAGGGGGATTTTCATCCCCCATAATTTATTTTGTTTACGCTAAGTTGTTTGTAGCGAAATATGCTGTAGAACCGAATGAAGCGATTGTTACACCATAGTTGTAGTTAGCTCTGAATCTTAATTCATCAAAGTCAACTGAATACCAAGCGTTGAGTTTTTCATGATCATCCAAAAGGTCAAATCCCACGACGGTGTATTCCTTAGGTCCGATTGTGATTTGGTTAGAACCATTCAATCCGATTGTTGGAACAACTTTGATGTTTGTGTTTGGATGAGTAGCTTCCATCTGACTAGTTACATCAGTATTACCGATATAATTTTGGAAGAAGTTAGCTCTTGTTAATGTTTGTAAGTAGATTCTGAAGTTAGCATAACTCATAAACACTACTAAGTCTTCTCTTGATAATGCGTTATCATCTAAAGCATTAATCAATTTATCAACTTCAGTAATAGCGTTACCATCAGTACCGTAAGAAGCAGTTGTTGAGAAAGCTGTTGGGTTATGAGATAAACCGATACCTGCAGAATAAGTTGAACCAGTTGAAATTAATGTTTTCAAACCGTCAAAACAACTACCGCCATTTTTTGTAGCTTGCCATAATTGTTGTTCAATTCTTTGTTGAATTTGTTTAACTTTCAATTCCATAATTGCTTGTTCAAATGGAACTGTTTCACTTACTTCACCTGGATTCATTAACATAGATTGGTAAGTTGTGTAAAGGTCTTTGTAGCAAAGAGCTTCGTTTAATTTCTCAGGACATACAGTGATGTAATGTTGAGAGAAAGTTGTTGTACCTGATGGGTTCCATCCGCACACTCCTGATTGGAACGCTGGAGAAGAATCAAGTAAATTTAATGCTTGTGTACCTTTGATACCAAGACGAACGTTTGAATATTTAGCTGTAGTAGCACCGATTAATGCACGTGATAACAATTCACCACCTACTTGGTCTGTGTAACCAGAAATACTGGAAACTACATAACTAAATTCTTTTTGACTGTAAACTTTCATTTTAAATAAGTTTTTTTTAATTAGTTTTATTAATATTTTTGATTAGCTCTCATTGCCATGATATTAGCAATTTGAGAATCTTTTGAAGTAGCACTGAAATTTTCAGTTTTACCATCTTTTATTTTAGATCCGGCAGGAGCCAATTTGAATGAATCCAATTCTTTTTGCATTTTCTTCATTTTGTGTTCCATTTTACCGTATTTTTCTTTCATATCATCAAGAAAATCTTCCATCGCTTCCATCATTTTTTTAACATCAGGATGAACATCTTCTTCTTCACCTTTTTCTTGGTCTTCATCGGCTTTCTTTTCATCATCATCATCATCTTCTGATTTTGAAGTATCACCTTTTTCTTTACCTTCTACATCATCTTCTTTAGCCATAACTTCGGTGTCTTTGTTTTCATCTTCCATATCTTCATCTTCTTCTGGCTCACCTTCACCTGGTTTTTCACCAGTAATTTCAGCGATAACACCATCTTTAACTGTTAATACGGTACCATCTTCCAAAGTATGATCACCATCTGGAGCTGGTATATCACCATCTTCAGTAACAACATAAACCTTAGCACCTTCTTCCAAAGCATTTCCTTCAACAGTAATTTCAGTACCATCTTCTAATGTTTCATCTACGAACATTTCTTTGATAACACCATCTCTTACTTTAATTTTGAAACCTTGTTTAGCAATGAATGTACCATTACCTAAAGTGACTTTTTCAAATTTTTCGTTTATTTTTGAGATTTTTTCTCCAACTTTCAATTTTGAAACAGATACAATTGTATTATCCTTTAATTTGAAAGATTTTTCTTTATCAGCCAAGAAACCAAAACTTTTCATTAAGTTTGTAATCTCTTTTACTGCTTTTTCTGACTTTGTCATAGTTTATTAAAATTTAATTGTCTTATATATAGAAATATAAGTTTGTTTATTTTTTCTGATTATTTATATTTGTTTAGAATTTCTCCTAATTGTTTTAAGAATATATCATTTTTAAATGATGCTGGTACTTCTTCAAAGAAACCTGATACACTAAATCCTTTTAATTCACCAGATTTTACTTTTTTCCATACTTCAGGATTATTAACTTTCATTGATACAAACCAAGAACCTACTGGTACATCTTTATAACCATAATTGGTAGATTTGTCAAATTGAGATTCTTTAATCCAACTTTCAAATACAAATACATCTGGTAAAACATCACCATCGTGGTTTTCATCATTATTATCAATATATTTGTTCTTGAAGTACTTTTCAGCAATCATTTTGATTGTTTCAGCACTAAAAAATACATAATATGGTTCACTGGTAATTTCATCTTTTCTGAATATCTTCATATCAGGAATCATTGCTGGTCCCAATACAATTTGTTGTTCATCATCAGTAGCGAAATACTGTTTTGTATAGTTGGAAGCTGATTGTATTTTTCTTCCTGCCCACATTAATCCTTCGTGACCACCATAAGCCATATAATTTGCATAAACGGTACCACCATTGCTAAAATCTTTTCCTTTTATCTCATCTTTATGTGATGATAACCAACTATGCATTCTATGAATTGAATCGTGAGTTAATGGATGACCTTCAGATAACTTGCTAGCGTGTTTTTTTGCTGTTATTCCAAGAGTACCAGGGTTTTCTTCTTCCCATTTAAGTGCAGCCAAAGCATTTTTCTTACATCCATTTGGATAATCAGCATTTGCTTTAATCTTTTTTCTTTTCTTTCTTGGAACTTGGTCAACATAACTTGGTAATGCACTTACATCATAATCCAGATCTTCTTTGTTCTTCTTTTGTTTAGCAAAACTTGGATGTTTTGTTCTTGTATCAGGTTGAGGATAACCAATTACATTCAAATCAGGATTTAAATCACTTGGGAAAGCGCCAGAAGTTTCTTTATTGATGTTTACAGATGCTTTATTTACGATATTACCATCTTTTTTATAAACAATCTTGGACCACACGTGACGACAATTATAACCACCTCTCCAAACGATTGCTGGTTGACCTTGTTCATTAATTGTTGCATCCATATCCTCTGCTCTCCATACATAATTCTTATTAATCAATTCCTTGCAAAAATCTCTTGTTGTTTTAATAATTGGAGAACCATTTGCTTGAGGATTTAACATATATTTGTATCTGATTCTTTCAGTTGGAGTATCAAAAGCTGAAGGGTCATTTGGATTTGTTGCAGCAAACTTTTGTTTGTTCATTACTTCAATTGAATCTATTCTCCAACCATCTTTTAACATTTCTTCCTCAGATATTCCTTTGGTTATTAATGCTTTAACAAATAAATCATCTTCTCCATCGGGAATATGAAACTCATCGTGAACAGGTTTTTGCTTATTAAAGGCCACCCAATTTATTTCAATTGCTGGGTCGTCAACAAGAGAAATAGACTGGATACCAGAAATTGAGTCGTCCTCTTCTATTTTTAATTCATAAATTTTTTCTTGATTGTCCATATATGTAAATATAAAATTTTGTTTTTTTATTATAAAGTACTTAAATCCTTTAATCTTGCTTGTTTATGTTGAGCTGAAGTTAATTCAGATTCAACAACATATGTTTTAATTACAGGATTTGTCATACTATTTTGTGTTGATTGAACTGCTGCCATTGGAGATATTCCACCCATTTCCATAAATGGTGTTCCACCTCCAGCTACATTCATTTTTGATAATAATGGACCAAATTGGGTTACAGCACCTCTTGTCATAATTGCTTCGCCACCTTCCGCATTGATTAGTGTTCCACCTTCTGCGTGTCTTGGACCTTCAATCATTCCACCTGAACCATAATTTTTTCCCAAAGATTTTGCTGAACCTGATGAAGCACCTCCGCCACCACCTGCGCCAGGTACATTAACTGACATAATTGATTGAACAGATTTTAAACCTGTTGCAATAACTGTAGCCACGTTAATAACTTTTGCTGCAACGTCAAATGGTGATGGTAAAGTTGACTTCTGTTTCAAAGCTTCGGTAGCACCTTGATAAGTGTTAATGGTTGCTTGTGCAATTGCTAATCCTTTACCAGCAGCTGTGTTTTTTCCAACCAAATTTGATAATTCACCCAAAGCATTACCAACTTCATTTAATTGAGTTTTATGGAAATTTGTTTCGTCTTTATCAATTGTTTGTGATGCTTTTGATAATGCCCCTTTTTGTTTATTATAATCAGCTTGTGTAATTGTCCCTGCTTTATATGCAGCATCCAAATCGTCTTGTTGTTTCTTTAATCTTGCTTTCTCATCATCATAATATTCCTGACTATATTTGGCCATTTCGCCATATTTGTCTTGGATTCTTTGTTCTTCAGCATTTGATGTCTCATTTATTGTATCAATAATTGTTTTTTGACTGGCTTTTGTATTTGCAACTTGCGCTTTTTGATTTGCAACAATTGCAGCATTATATTCATCTTGACTTATCTTACCTGCTTTCAAAGCTGCATCCAATGATGTTTTTTGTTCAGTTAATAATTTCTTTTCATCAGCATAATATTGAACTGACTTTTGATAATCTTCACCATATTTTTCTTGTAATGCAACTTCCTCTTTTTTATATCCTTCCTGTAACGTTTTTAAATTATCAGATTGGAATTTTTTTATAGCATCATTATATTCTTTGGCATATTTTTCCCTTATAACTTTTTTCTCTTCCTCACTTAAACCTTCTTGGTCTAATTCATATTTCATTCTTGCATCCAAATCAGATTTCAATTTATCTTGATTTGCTTTTTGAGATAAATCTAATTCAGTATCTAATTTGATGGCAGCTTCCAATCTTTTCTTTGCTTTATCATCCAAAGCTTTTTGGTCAGCTTTTAATGCATCATCAATTTCCTTTTTTTGTTTTTCTGTTCTTGCTTCTTTTTCTGCAGCTGTTAATTTTTTATCTTTATCTTCAATTGCATTTTTCTTCTTATAGAAATCCTCCAATATTGTTCTTGATGTATTTGCTTTATTTTTTTCTAATTCAATTGCTGCATCAATATCTTTGATTTGAGCTTCTCTATTTTTCTTAGCATTTTCCTCCGCGGTTTTTGCTGCTTCTTTACTTTTTGATTCTTGTTCTTTTTCCTTTGCTCTAATTTGAGATTCAGTTCTTCTTTCAAGTGTTGCTAAACTTCTATCTGCTTCACTAACGGCAGCAACTGATCCAGCAATACCATTTATAATTTCTGCATTTAATTGTTTTGCGTGTGAATTTGCTTGTATAAAAGATTCCAATTCTTTTGCATCTGCTTTTTTCAAAGCTTCAATTTGGTCATCAGTTAATTTTAATTTTATGGCTGCTTGAATTGCCGCATCTCTTGCTGCTTGTAAATCTCTTGCTTTTTTGTCTTCTGTAACTTTCTTTTCAATTTCTTCTGCTTCTTTTAGAGCTTTAATTCTTTCACCAATTGGTAAATTGGCATCATTAGCTCTTTCTCTTGCTTGAGCTAATTCTGCATTTGCTTTTGCTTGTTCAATAGCAAATAATCCTGTTGTACGAGTTAATTCTTCTTGACTTTCTTTTGTTTCTTTTAATGCATCACCAGCTTTTGAAGCACCATTAGTTAATGAACTAAAAAAGTTACCAACTTTTGCTGCTGCTTCGGCTAAAACTTCTAAACCTTCAGCTAATGGTTTTACTACTAATGTTGCAATGTCACCAAATATTTGACTAAACTGTGCACCAATTTCTTCAAGTGGTTCCATAACCCCTTGCATTTCCTTAAACTTCTCAATAATTGGAGCAATAACTGCTGCAAGTAACGTAAATGTCGCTATCAAAGGATTTGAAGCTAATAAATCAAAAGCTCCTTTTGCTCCTTTAACAGATTCACCTACTAAACCAAATACACCAGGTAATTCTGCAAATTTATCACCGAAGGATTTAGTTGAATCTTGTGCTTTCTTAAATCCTTTTTCTAATTGTTCTATATCACCAGATATATTTTTAAATTCTTTTGAACCCAAAGGAACTTCTGATAACTTCGTTTTTAGTCCTTCAATTTGTTCAGTTAATTCTTTTGTAGACATTTTTGCTACATCTAACTGTTCATTATTGACTTTAACTACTATTGCAATTTCTTTTGCCATTTTTTAATATTTTTTAACATTGAACTGGGTTTCCCGAAAGAATAACACCAGTAGTTGTGCTTAGATTGAATGTGTGACCTTGACTTGGAGCATTATCATCGTGAACATAAAAATATGATGTTACCGGTGTTTGGAAATATGGATCCAAATACAAAGTCATTCCTACTGAAATATAATATCCATTATTTACATAAGTGATAAAATCCGATGGTGTCAGATATGGATATAGATAACTTTCACTACAAATATGTGATGGGTCATTTCCAACTCTTACTTTAATTTCGTGACAAGCTCCATTTGTATTGGTAAAAGAACCGTCACCAGTTATAATTGTAACTTCAAATGAACTATCTGTACATCCTGTTGTAGTTACTCCTGCAGGAACATATATTGTTCCAACAGTACCAAAACAATCTCTATATAAAAATTCAGTATTAGTTGTTCCACCATAATATAGATAAATTAAACATCCTGATGCTGGAGCTTGACTTGAAGTTGGGGTTAAAGTCGGAGTTGGGGTTGGAGTTGGTTCAACAAATCCTTTAGTTGGTGTTGGTGTTGGAGTTGCAGTTGGAGTAACAGTATGTGTCGGTGTTGGAGTTGGTGTATTTACATTAAATGTACTTGATATACATAAAGGTACGATAGATCTTTTACCAATGAATCTAATTTCAAAATAATATATACCATTTGTAAAAGCTCCCACTTCCATTTCTGATGGAGATACAACTGCTGAAAAACTACCAGATAAACTTGTTGCATTAATATTTGAACTTTGAACAAATCCAATTAATCTCCAAGGTTTGTAATAACTTTTGCTTGGTTCCATCATATGAACTGAAATTGCATCCAATTGGCCCAAATTATTAATAAATGGTTCAGCTCCATTTAAATTCCAATCGTAATTGAAAGTAACTAAAATAGATGATCCAGTCAATGTCATTGTAAAACCCGAAATATCTCCCGATACTTCTGTTTCTTGTAATTTATGTATAATTTCAATATCATATTCGTTCAAAATCTTATTTGGATATACAAAATTCTGACTTGTGATTTGACTTATGTATTGTTTGCTCATATTATTAAATATAATTTTTTATTAACAACTAATTCCGGTTGCGGAACCAATTAATCCTGTTGATGAGTTTATGTGATATACTGTTGTAACAAAATTATCTGAGATATAAGAATATCCTGTTACTGGTGTGGTTAAACTTGAATTTGTATATATAACTTCTCCATTCACTATCTGACCAGTACTTGTATATCCTCTTAATGCTATAGATGATGAACATACTGCAGCTTGGGTTGATCCAGCATAATAAAATGTCAATGTTCCACTAGTTCCTGTAGGAGTTGGAGTAGGAGTCGGTGTTGAAGTAGGTGATGGTAATCCTGAGATTGGTAAATCCACAGAATTTGTACACAAACCATTATTTGACTTACATCTAATTGTAGTAGCATTATTTGGTACCACGTTTGATGTATATCCTGTTGTTATATTTGATTTTATTACTCCTGTAACAAATGGAGTAGTATAATTATCGGAATCTGAATAAAGGTCAAAAGGACCTGTATTTCCACCCGCTGTTGTTAAAGTTATTGTTACTATCATTTTATTTTATTATTATGCTGTTCTGTTTATTTTATCTATCCAACTGAAATTTAATGTATCACCTGGATTTATGGTTCCTGAAAATACATTTGAACTATCTGTTCTTGTATTAAAAGATGCATCAGGACTTACAGTATTATAACCAAATGGTGTTGTGGCTGTATAAGAACTTAAATAAGAGACTGTACCATTATTAGTAATAGTTCTTGACACTTTTAAAGTATTAGCTCCTAATTCGCTTACTGGTAAGTAAATTACTGATGATGTTCCACAAGTTGTAGTTCCGTGAACACCCGTTACATTGAATTGTGATATATTCCAAGAATAAGTTGCTTTACTTGTAGTAATTGTAAAATTATAAGCTTCTAATGTACCACTTGGTTCACCTGTCAAATTCATACAATATTGATTGATAACAATCTTAGCCAAAGCAACTGATGAAGTTGGAGTTGGAGTTATTGTATTTGTAGGTGTATTTGTTGGAGTTGGAGTCGGAGTTACCGGAACGGTTGAACAACTTCCCCAGAAGTTAGCATTACTATTCCAATTTTCATTATTTGTGTCCCAAGTACATTCATTAACCGGTGTAACCGTAGGTGTAACTGTCGGAGTATTTGTAATCGTTGGAGTTACAGTACTCGTAGGAGTTACAGTAGGTGTAGTTGTCAAAGTAATTGTTGGCGTTGGTGTAGGAGTTGCAGCTGCGCAATTCGGATAAATAATTGTAAAAGTTCCATAATTTCCAGGATATATAAATCCATTATAAGTGAAACCTGAATTTAAAACAAATCCGCCACCTCCATTAACAGAATTACCACAACCATTAAATATGCCACCTGATATTATACCCATTCTATAACCTTCACTACCGTTTTGAAGACTAATAATTAAACCTTGATTGCTAGTACCTGACCAAGCTGTATAATAATTTCCATCAGGGGATCCACAATTTGCAATTTTACTAGAATTATTAATATATAATGGTATTGGATTTGTTGCTCCTGACATTAGTAAATTATAAGTTCCTGATAAATTAGGAATAGCAGTAGTTAATTGCAATGATGTACAAATATTACTCCAAGGAGTTGGAGTTATTGTTGGAGTTACTGTACTTGTAGCAGTTATGCTTGGTGTAACAGTAGCAGTATTTGTTGGTGTAATAGTTGGAGTAACTGTAGGGGTACTTGTTAAAGTAATCGTTGGAGTTACTGTCGGAGTACTTGTAGAAGTAACACTTGGAGTAACCGTTGGAGTAACTGTTTTAGTAGGCGTTACAGTTGGCGTACTTGTAGAAGTAGTCGTTGGAGTTACAGTTGGTGTATTTGTAGGTGTTGGCGTTGGTAAAGGTAATTGAAAATAATCTTCCCATACAATAGAAATAAAATCACCATTTTGTAAATTTCTATAAAAACTTGTATTATGATTACAAGAACTTGTTAATGTTGTTCCACTACAATAAGGTACATTAGTATGATTACTAGTATTATCACAACCACCATCTTCTACTCCTTCATAATTTAAAAAAGTTTCAGTATCCCATCCAATTATATTTGTAGAACTTGTTGAACAAATTGATCTATAAATTGTAATATTTGGATTTGTTCCTATTAATGAACTTGGTAAAGTAAATGTAGGAAAATAAGTAGCTCCTGAAGTTGTATAATTTAATGAAAAAGAAGGCGTTCTACCTGATACAATTCCATTATTATAAGTTATATAATAGTTACTTAATTCTATTGTACCATCAATATTATTAAAATAGGTATTAGCAATATAAGTAAATGCAATTTGTATTGGTAAATTAGTTGGACTCGGAGTTGGAGTTATTGTATTTGTCGGTGTATGTGTAGGGGTTGGAGTTGGCGTAACAGGTACGGTTGAACAACTTCCCCAGAAATTATTATTAACGTTCCAATTCTCATTATTTGTATCCCAAGTACATTCATTAGCCGGAGTTAATGTTGGTGTTAAAGTTGGGGTATGAGTTGGAGTTACAGTACTTGTAGGTGTAACTGTTGGAGTACTTGTCAAAGTAATTGTAGGTGTTACAGTAGGTGTTGTAGTTGGAGTCGGAGTTGGTGGTGCTACATAAACAGCATTACCTCCCAAATTACAATTGATTGGAGTACCAGTTGGCGTAAGCGTTGGAGTACTTGTTAAAGTAATTGTCGGTGTTGGTGTTAAAGTCGGTGTTGATGTAACAGTAATAGTTGGTGTAAGAGTAGGCGTTGGTGTAGGTGTTGGCGTTGAAGGCGCAACATATGCAGCATTACCTCCCAAATTACAATTAACTGGTGTTGCAGTAGGTGTTGGTGTAGTTGTTAATGTCGGTGTAGGAGTTGGAGTAATTGCACTTGGTGGAGTTAATACAATAACATTTAAACTCTCAGTTTTTTCATTCATACTAGCAAAATCCAATGCTAAGTTAAGAGCACCATTAATTGTTGATCCAGTTGATGAATATATCCAAAGACTTGGAGCATTAAAGTATGTATGTGGATTAATATTGGCCATTTACGTATGAATCTATAAAGTATTGATTATTAGGGTCTAAAGTATGGTCTAAACCACCGCTGTTATAAACATCTTGAGACACTTCTTGAATTTGATAGACAACTCTTCCTGGATATATATAACCATTTCCAGCATCTACCGGTACAACATATGTTGTTACATATGAAGATACATTTCCACCTAAACATCCAATAAAATAATCGTATAAACAAGACCAATAAAAATATGTTCTTCTTATTGAATCATTTCTTTCTCCGAGTAATGTATAGGTCACCGCTGGATTGTTAATTGGATTGAAATATGTTTGGAATTTATATATGGTTGAATCTCCTTCATATTGATATGTAAAATATCTTGTAGGATATAATTGATATGAATTATTATATTGTACCAATTCAACATCGGTTAATTCTCTATGAGATAGATTGAAACCTTTAATTTGATTCCAAATGAAATATTGATTGTTTATCTTAATTAAATCGTTTGCTTGTAAATTTTTATAATCAGATAATTCTAATTTGAATTTACCAGATAAAAATCTTGTGTTCTTATCAAATAAATTATTTACACGATTGAAATAAAATAAGTTATATGCGTGATTGATGGTATAAGCATTATATGTTGAGATTCCTAAACCAAAATCTTCTGGTTGTTCAGAATGGAACAATATACAAATACTATCATTGTTAATTTTATTTGCATCATTATTACCCATCGGCATTGTATGGGAAACAGAAGGAATTGTTGAATAATATAATGGACTTACATTACTACCAGATCCCATTGGGTCAGTATCCTTACTTGTTGTAATAGTAATTACTGAAGTATTAATATTTCCTGTTGTAAAGTCATATTGTTGATCTGGATTGTTAAAGAAAGGTAAATAATTACCTAAGTTAAAAAATAACTTTGGTTTTGATTTAATACCTTTATATTCCCAAGCCACAGATTCTGAACTACCATTTGAAGTTGAATTATTTGTTGTTGAATAATTTATTCCCAACGGTAATTTAATATTATCATCCCAAGTTCTTATAATTTCGGGTGAGAATATTGTCTCAATTTTCTTTTCTTGAGATTTAAAATTGGTTGTATTATAAACATAATTTAAACCATATGTTCTATTGTTTGAATTTTTAAATATTTTGTTTCCTTCATCTCCATCATCCAAATCGGTTAATGTGATTTGAGATTCAATATAATTCAAAGCTGGTTCAACCGTAAATCCATAATCAAATGATAATTTATCGGTCCAATCATAAACTTTTCCAGTTCCAACCCAATATGAGAATGGTTCAATAATAATTTCATTTGGATTATCCTTGTTTGGTATTAATATTAAATTAAACTTTTTTGCTATTGAAGATAATAAATCAATTTGTTTATAAACTGGATCTATAGCTAAAGCAAAATCAATATAATCATTTTCTTCATATAGTTGTTGCGTATTTGCTGGTAATGCCGGATAAGATGTTATTGTTCTTGGAGATATTGGAGCATTTGTATTGTTCGTATCAATTCCTAAGTTAGTTGTAATAATATATTGTATATTACAATTTTGACCACCGCAATTCGTTACATAATCAGTTTGTTGATAACTATATCCATTTGAGTAATTACCTGGCATTATTGTTATTGTTTCAGAATATGGTGTATTTTGATTATTACAATAATTGATTGTATCCAAGTTAATAGTAATAACAACATTTGAAGTACAATAACAAGGAATACCAGTTCCTTTTTGAACTAAAGTAAAATTGATTGTATTATATTGTTTTGTATAATAATCATTACAAACATATTCTGTTGTTGGAATAGATGTTTCATTTACAATTACTTCTACATTTGAAATATCTTCATATTGTGGAGTTGGAATTTTATATCCAAATTTTGTTGAATCTGAACTATAAAACCCATACGTATATAATAATTTAAACCAAGGAGTATTGAAAAACTCTGATTTAATTGTATAACCATATTGTTTGAACATTAGGTTTATTAATCCCCAAATATTTAATGCTGGTTTTAATTGGTTATCAAGAATGGCATTCTTTGGTGAATTAATTCTATTTTCCAAAACACCAGCTGATTGAGCTGCGCTATAACTTGTCCAACTACCTACCTTTGTAGATGTATATAATCTTGTAATTGTATCAGGGATTCCACTAAAATTAACTGTATCTCCGCTATATTCATAACCATTATGAATGATTGGATAAAAGAATAAATTGGGAACAGAATTAATTGATAATAGATTTTCTTTATCCCAAGCCGTTGTTATGTTCCAAACATTAAACCAGTGATTGAAATGATAATTTGGGTCATCAAAATTTAAATCTTTTAATAATCCATTACCAATTTTACCAAATAAATCACCCAAAACTGAATATAATGTTATATCATATTCGATCTGGTTATTTTTAACTGATACTTTATTCAATCTGATAAAACCATTAAATACAATTTCATCATTTATCAATACATCACAAGGTATTCTTGCTGTTGCATCAAAAAATAATGTTTGTTGGTCAGTATTAAAGAAGTTTTCAAAGAATTTATTGTTTTTTTTTGTTCCTGGTACTGTTAATCCAATTGATAAGTCAGAATTTTTCTTTGAAATATCCTGAAGTTCAGCATATGAACGATTAATTTTGATTGGAATATCAGAATTTAAATCTAAAAATAGATAATTTGCTGGCGGAATATTTGCTTGAACAAAATCTGCGATAAAATAACAACTAAAATTCAAAAGATTTAAACCATCTTTATGTGTAATTACTATTTTATCCCCATCATTAAGTTTAATTGTGGATTGAAGCGTTGGTGTTCTATATGCAGTTATACCATCGTTACCTGAGTATAATCCAAATTCGTTTTCAACAAATATATTAACATAATCAATATCCAAATTATCTCTAAAGTTTGGAGTATAGATTGTCGGTGTTGGAGTTGAAATATTATAATAAAAAGTACCAGTTCCACCATTACAAGTAAATGAGAATGATGTATTAATATCAGTTGTACTCTGTAAAGTCCCTTGATATGGTTTTGATACAGTTCCATTACCATTATACACTAAAGTTCCTACATTGTCATTGTTAATAACAATAGTAGCAGTTCCTGGTATTGTGACACCAGTAGTATAATTCGTTTGTACGCGTAATACTGTTTGTTGATTAGACATATGTTAGAAACCTTTATTTGTAAAGAATGTGTCAGCAATCTTAAATGTTATTTTATATTTGTTCATCTTGCTATGTTTTTTGGTTATTTTATCAACTTGACTTGATATAACCTGCAATGGAATTAAATCTTTATAAACAGTCGTTGGACTATCTAATGGAGAAATATAATCCTCATTAACCAAATATACTTGTGGAGAGATAAACAATTCTTCCAACCAGTTAGCATATGATAGATTTAGATATTGTGAATCAACTACAATTTCTCTATCAATGTTTATGTCATATGTTTTTAATGTTCTACCAAAATCACGATCCGGAGATTGCAAATTGGTTGCATAATATCTTGAATCAAATGTTGAAGAAGTAATTTTCTTACTGTCTTGTCTATAAGATTGAAATGTATAATAATCAAATCCACCTTTCTGATTCAAGAAACATATTCTTGTATTTTCTGGCAAACAATTATTGTACAAATAAAAATAAAATACTTCTGATATTGGACCAACAGCATAAGTTGAATTTGAAATTGTTCCTCTTACATTTGTTGGATAACCATAACAAATTTGTGCTGTATAATAAGCAACTGTTGAAAAATCTATTGAAGTAAAAATATTGTTAATATCAACTGGTCCCACTGGAATTGAAAATATACTTAAATTATCAGTATAGTCAACTGGAGAGGCGTAGGAATTTCCATTGGTATTAATCGGAGCTTCATAATGTGATAACTTATTATTGTTAAAATCAAAAAACTCAAATACAATGTAATCTGCTTCAATAACTTGTCTATCCCCTGTTTGTCCATTTAAGTACGATAATACGAAGTTTTCATTCGGTTGGATATATTGTACTCTTGGAGCATTTGTTAAGAATCTACCCGTCTCAGATTGCTCAGGAACGCTTGGATAATCCATTAAGAACTGACTGATTGGACTTAATGTTAAATTTGTTGTATTGATGGTTGATCCAGTTCCCATAACAGAACCAAGTTCTTGGTCATAGTTTGGCAAATAAAACTTTTCATCAAATTGATTAACTCCGCCAATATAATTAAAATAATTACCGGTATTTGTTAAAGCATTTGGAACATTATCTGCAGCACAAATTGGAACTGCTGTAAAATGATTATAGTCATTAGATGGATTTGCGGTGCCATATTCAGCTACCGTATTTCCACTATACACATATGACCAACCGTATTTAAAATTGGCTTTAATTGAGTTTGTATAGCTTATATTCCAATTTATAGATTGATTGGATGATGACCAATCATTTAATGTATAGGTTTTATAATGTTCATTCTCAACAAAGTTTTGTAAATAATAATATGGTCTAACATTAAATTTATAAAAATATATTGAACCAGATTGTTGTGTTGAATATGGAACAATGTTCATTCTACCCACCAAATTATCTGATACATACATATCAACATTCATTTGAATTGTATTGAGATAGGTATCACCAGTTAATATAATTTCATAAGTTCCGCCACGTTGATAAATCATATCCGTGCTTCTTCTTATTTGGGAATTAGAATTAATTCCATTTGTATAAAGGTTTGGATAACCAAAATTAGGTAGTGCCATATTATAATCCTTCTATTGTGTTTATTAAATCATCCAATGATGCTCCTTCAAGCAATTCTTCAATTTCTGTACTACTACTAATTTCTTCAAATACTGAATCAAGGAAATTGGATGGTCTTATGCCAAACTTTTTTATTGTTGTTTGGATTGCAAATGCAAAACTTCTTTGAGTGATAAATCTACCAGTCTTTTTATCTCTACCTTGCAATCCTCTATCTTTAATCCATTGTATCAATGAATCTACTGGAACACCTTTTTTACCAGGTAATCTTCCTGATTGCACCCATTTCCAATATTCTTCCATCAATATGGAAAGAGTATAGTTTCCCTGTGTGTCTTTGGATATTTGAACCTCAACACTATTTGCTAGCGAGCTACTTGCTATTTTATTTGATTTACCCAATGTTGTAAAACCGTTGGCGTCGGTTCCAAATGGATAATCTTGTTTATACAATGCTCGTCTAACAATATCTTCAAGTACTGGTGCAATCTTTTCTAAATCCATTATTAATCAACTATTAATACGTAACTTACAATTGTATCATTATGATATTCTTGTAGTTTTGCTAATTTATGATTTAACTGATAATCT